GTAGCAGAAGAGATGGGATTTGAAGTTCTTGAATACCCTGCTGAATGGGATCTATACGGGAAGGCAGCTGTAGGGGTCTTGTGATATTTGGTAAAAGGGATGGATACTAATGATTTTATTAATATTATTTTCTGTGCCAATGGTTTTGGGGATCTTCTGGACGTTAACGGCGGTCCAGGAGGTCTTCTATGTTGGACCGTTCTGGCGAGTCTTTTGTGCCAGGGCGGGATGGCATGTTTGGCCTTTACCATTCTATACATCGGGGTTTCTTTAACTGTTAGGGCCTCGATGCGAGGCATGGCGTGAAGTCGCCGTTATATTATGCGGGGATGAACTCCCTCAGAGCCCTTTTAATAGGGCAAATAAAGATATCTCCTTTCTGTGCCCTTTTGGAATATCAGGAAGGAGATAAAGAGATATTAGAAAGGTAAGGTAAAAATGATAATTAGAATAAATCCTGTTATTAGACATAAAGTTAGAAGGCTCTGCAAAAGGGCGTATCCGGGACATCCTGATGGGTGTCCGAATTATAATATTAAAGAGGGTTGTCCGCCTTCTGCCCCATTCTTTGAAGATATATTTTTAATGAGGAAGCCTTTCTTTGCGGCTATAAATGAGTTTAATTTAGAAAGGCATAGGAATAAGTTAAAAGCAAAACATCCTCTTTGGACTTTGAGACAGTTGAATTGTTGTCTATATTGGCAGAACGGGGCGAGAAAGAAACTTCAGGAAAAGGTCAATAGATTATTATTAAAAATGGGGAAAGATTATGCTGCTTCTTTTTGCCCCGAGGCTATGGGAATAGATGTCACGGCTACTTTAAAGCAGGCGGGAATTAAATTAGAGTGGCCGGTTAATATATTGGCAAGGCAGGTGGCGATCGTTGGGAAATTAAAAGATAAGGATTATATCAAGGGATGGCGTTAACTCCGGCAGAGGCCAGAAGGAGGAAGAAATGTACTGTGAAGAAGAAATATCGGGCGGTTCTCATATTAAAAGCTATGCTACAATAATAGAGGACTTCGAGAAATTTAGAGATACACAAGTCGACGAATTAAAGGAAAAAATAAATGCCTTTCTTTGGGTTAATCTACCAGAACAGATAACTTTTGGTGAGGCGGAGAAGATAGCGGGAGAAATCTTTGAAAAGATAATAGATACTTTTGATAGGGCGGAGAGGAAACTAAGGGGAGAAAAAGTTGACAAAGTTTCTGCTGTTTGCCCCACTTGTGAAGGCTTTGGGTATACGATAAAGGAACCGACCGAAAAGAAAGGAGAGAAGATATGAAGCATAGTTGCGTTTGGGAAATCAATGATGGCGCACACCATTGGGTTATCGGTGCCGATTGTGCGAAAGCGATAGAAGTTTGGCGGAAGGCGGTGCAAGATACCGGTGAGGAGCCGGCGCCACTTGAAGCGATTGTCATCAAAGAGATCCCAGCGGACATGGTCTTCGAGATCAACTTTGATGGAACAAAGGTCGAACATAAGGCGTCTGATTGGTATGCGATCTATTGTGGAACCGGGCATAATTATCTTGCCTGTAGTGAATGGTAAGATATCCAGGCTAAAGAGTCTATAGAAGATATAAAGCAGGAAGAAGACAAGGGGGAAGATATGTATAACGAACTTATGAGTGGAATTACACAAAAGGAAATAGACGAGTTACCAGAATTGAAAGAGAAGGTTGTGTTATATGGAGGCACTGATGGTCCGCATTTTGTTATAGATTTGAAAGGAATTACATGGGAGATAGGATTGTATAAAGGAAAGAAATGGAAAAGGAATGTAGATATAAGGTCCATCAGATAGGGGGGAAGATATGTATAATAGGGGGATAAGCGATAGACGAAAGCGAGCTATCCCCTTAAAAGCGCCTCATTGAAAAGAAAACACAGAATAAGAATAAGAAGCAAGGAGAGAACATATGAAGATATACCTTGCTGGGGTAACTAATAAATTCGGTAAAGGAGCCGTTGAAGAAGAACGAAAGCTCAAGATAATGGGTATTGGACGACTGCTTTCTTTTTACCATATAACCATAACTAAGGATGTTCAACCGGATATAGTTAAGATATGGTTTGAAAAGAAACAAAGAAAGAATAGAACCAAAGAGCCTATCAACTACAATATAAGAGCATAGAGCGATAAGCATATAAGCGTCAGAGGATTATCCCCCCAAAAGCGAGAAGAAAGAATAAGAACCGAGTTAGAAGAGTTAATATATGAGCAATAGCCATAGGGAATAAGCATAGGGCTTTGGCTATCCCTCTAAAAGCGTTAGTCTCTCTCTTCTCTCAGCGCTCAAGACTCCCCTAAAGCATTTTAAAGATTGGAGCGCTGAATGGTCGGAATCAGTAGGATATCGGGGCGGAAAGGGATTGAAAGGGGGCGCTTTCCGACGCCTCGATTCAAGGGAGCGGAAAGGGGTAGGGGAATCCAGGGGAATGCGGGCCGGAATGCTTATCTACTCGAAAGCGACCCAGGGAAGCGGATATAGTGAGCCCCTGGAGTCCCTTTCAGGCGCTCCAGAATCGACCAGGGAGTACTCTGATAGGTAGACAAGGGTCAATGAAAGGGGATATCATGGAAAGCGCCAGGGGAGCGATGTTGGGTAGGCGAATTGAACTTGACAACAAACTAATGAATTCCTTTGATTTTCGGATTAAGCTTTTGATTTAAACGTTATTTAGGCTTTTAAAGACAAATCAAAAAATACGAATGGATACAACCATTTATCGCCAGGTCGAATAACGCCCATAATAACTATATAATAAACCATTCTTTGTCTTTGGATCTGAAAAGGAGTCAGAAATACAAAAAAGAAAGCCAGCAGAAAACATATACATTTTTTGGGTTGATTAAAACCATTCGGTAGTAGTAGTTGTAATGGTTGTAATGGATTATTGGCAGGAAGAATAAAATGCCGGAAGTAAGGAAGGGGTTGTTATTATCTGCTAAGGAACTAGGTCGGTGGGAGAGGTTATCCAATTTGATAGTAAATTAGGTTGGTATATTGTGGTAGATGGCAACTTTGGTTGTTGGTATAAAACAGAAGAAGATATATGCAAGGATTTTGATATACCGGAGTAACGAAATGAATATGCGACTAGTTTGGGCACTATTCTGCTTGGCAAGGGATAAGCCAGGGATATATCGAATGCTGCTCAATCATAAGACGTCAGAGATACTCTTCGGAAGGGGATTGGTACTGCGAGTTCCTGAGTATATCAGGTTGATGTAGAATGACCGAAAAGAAAATACATTTCCGATGTTCGGTTAGTTCAGCATATAAGGGGTACCATAATTCGCTCTGTGGAATTCGGGTAAATCGGACCACGAATAATAAGGCAGGGGTTACCTGCTTGAATTGCCTAAAGGTACTGGATGCCGGGAAGGTAGAAAAGGAAGCAGAGAAATATGGGGTATTGGTCTGACTGGGGTCGATAATAATGAAAGGACTAGGTGGCGCAGAGCATTGGTATGGTGGCTTGGATAACCCAGAGCATAAAGAGCAAATCGAGCGGCTTTTCCACGCATGGGAGATTCTCAAAAATGGGGGGCGTATTTCAGATGAGGAAGGAACTATTGCTTTATATGCTGAGAAGTTGGCGGAAAGACTTAGAGAGGCGAAGAGATGAAGTGCTTCTCGAAAAGAGTAGTCTCCAGGCCAAGATGGCAAGATAGGAGGAAAGCAATGGAAAGGCTCAAGGTTCGGATGATGGTCGATAGGGTGTTAGTGAAAAGAAAGACCCCGGAGGAAGTAACTCCAGGGGGCATTGTCTTGCCGGACGTGTCGAAAAAGATTCTCGCAGAGGGTACTGTAGTCGCAGTGGGGCCCTGCAGTAATACCGATCTTCACGAAGAGAGTCCGGTGACGGAAGGAGAGCATATTCTTTTCTTCCCGAACGGAGGGGTGGATATCGAGTTGGCGGGTCAGCCATACGTGGTCGTTTCACTCTGCGATATCTTTATGGTCGTGGAGAAATAGATAAGCCCAAGTCGGAAGGGTGGGCCATGTATATCCTAATTTTAGTCCAGACCATCATGGTGATATTCTTGCTCGGGTCCTCTTCCGGTCCGACCGAGTCAGCACTCCTTTGCCATGAGTCGACGGTGGTAGAGGAAGGCGGATCATTAATAGATCTGAACAAGTGGTTGCTACCATTCTATACATCGGGGTTTCTCGAACTGTTAGGGCCTCGATGCGAGGCGCCCTCGCCGACTTCAAGTGTGAAAGAACTTCCACGACAGGCTTCCTACGGGACCTGTATTAAAGAGCCATCTTTCCCTCCACTTGCGACCTAGTCCGAGTGGAGGGAGGCTTGATATATGAAATCAAAAGTCGAACCATCTTGGTGTTGTTATTTACTCCTTTGCGAGAAGAATGGTTCTATATATTGCGGAATAACTAACAACCTTGGTTCCAGAATCAAAAAACATGAAGAAGGAAAGGGAGCGAAATATACCAGGAGCAGAGGCCCGTTCAGGCTGTTAGCAGTTCGAACCGGGTTGACTAGGAGCAGGGCTGGTTCGCTTGAGGCCATGACTAAGAAACAAAAAAGGGAAAACAAAGTTCGATTCTTGAAAACATTCGTGAAATCATCATGCTAATGATGCAAGGTGGTTAGAATTAAATAATCATGGACGCGGCGAATGGAAGGCGCTGATATAATTCGCGGACAACTAAAGGGTCCAAAGAGTCCGTACACCGCCATTCGACTTGCATTACCGTCTCTGCAAATAAACGAGAACGAAGACCATAGGATTTGGTACTGGATGGCATGGCTGGTAGCCGAGGGGTTTCTTGAATACTTGGGCGCATCTCGGTATAGGTTTACTGATGATGGGATAGCTCAAGTAGTCCTGAAAAGAAGAACTAAGTAGAAAGGAGAATACTATGGAGATTTTAAAGAGGTTCGAGGACCGACTCACTGGGAAGCAGGAGCCAATCAACCCGTTCGTCGATATGCTTGTCCAGAAGCAGGACATGGAAGGCATCATTCGTGAAAAACGGGTCACGCTTCAGAGCGCGGAGAACGGGTTCGTCGTCAACGTGTCTATGGACGTGGAATTCGGGCTGGGCGAAAAGAGAGACTGGAGATACGTCACAAAGTCCTACGTCTTTTTAGACTTGAAGGACGCGATGCCGAAACTGGAAGAGGAAATGAAAAACGCGACTCCAGGAACGAAGATCAAAATGTCCGCTATTTTCGTGGACAAGGACGTCAAGGTTCGTGCAATCTCAAAGAAACAGATCGCTTTCGTCACCGGCGAATTCGATGGTCACGTTCATATGGCGGTGGGCGATATCGTCGAGAAAATGGTCAACGGGAAGTCTCTGAAGGTTTTCCAGGGCGAGACCATGGAGAACGCAGTTTTCTGGAAACTCGGAAAACCAGAAGAGGGGTCGAACGAAACTGATTTCACCAAGAAGGTTGCGGCGACCCTGGCAGTCCACAAGCATGCCATCGAAGTGCCACTCAACAAACTGGATACCTCGGGATACCGGGTCATGGGTTCAACCAAGGAAGTGGAAGGGCATTCGCACCACGTGGATATCCTGGACATCTGGTCGGTTCATACAAGCAATACTCCCGATTAGGATTAGCTATTTTCCAGCCAGTTGGCAGGAGGGAAAAGATGGGAAATAGAAAAGATAGGAAACTCGCTTCCATTGCCCCAAAGGAACAGGTTATCTTTGAACCACAGCATGGTCGAATAAGGTATAAAGAGATGATTTTGACAGTGGATACGATCCGGGCATTCTTTGGCCTTGCCGCGCTTCAAAGAATAGTAAGGTTTCATATTTCTCCGGGAAAGGCAGTTGTAGTAGAGCGGGTTCCCGAGGGAGTGGAGTCTTTCTATTCCGAGGTCAGTCGTCTGCTCGAAAAGTACTCACATGATTCGGCGGCTGGATTCAAGGAAATCTTGCGAACGACGAAGTTCGCTGAACGAATAGGGATCAGTTAGGAGAGTAAGAATGGGCGCGCAAGACGATTTCCATAAGTCAGTACTCGATCTCGAGTATGACAATTTAGTAGTTGACGGACGAGTCGTTATTGCCAAGGCTGAAGGAGCCGAATTCGCAGCTACACCGACGGGTTCGTTTACTGAAAAAATGCTTACTTGGAACAGAGGAGATGAAGGACGGCTTGAGGCTGGAGCCCTTGAAAGGGTTGTCGTCCTTAAAACCGGAGGGGACTGCACATCGTTCGATGTCGAGGTTCGGGACAAAGCGGCTGGAACTCTTTTACATGTTGTATATGAAGTACTCGGCGTCACCACCTCACATGATAAATCGCTTATTCCTATTCTATTCGTGACGCATGAAATCGGTGATAAACGGGGATTTATTTGGCTTGCTATTAAACCGGTGGGTGGAACGTCGGGAACTTTCATTGCAATGCTTGTCGCTAGCGCCAGGAGGTAGTAATGTCAGGGAATGTGACACGACCTGAGTCTCCATTTGGTTCGCCAAGATGGAAAGATCCAGTTGCCACTATAACGGCGCTTCCTTCTGCTGGAAATGCCGTAGATGACGTTCGTGCGGTTTCTGATACGAAGAAGGCCTATATTTGGAACGGATCTTCATGGCAGGATTTTACCGGGGTTGTTGGAGCAATTAGCTATCAAGGAACGTGGGATGCAAGTACAAATACTCCTGCCATATCGGACGTGACTGGAATTAAAGGATATTATTATGTGGTTTCAATTGCTGGGACTCAGGATCTTGGTTCAGGCCCGATAGCCTTTTCGCCAAGCGATTGGGTTGTTCATAATGGGACCATTTGGGAAAAGGCAGATCATACGGATTTTGTTATCTCGGTATTCGGTAGAACAGGAGCGGTAGCAGCAGCGGCCAGTGATTATGACGCTTCTCAGGTTGATAATGATTCCGGCGTTGCTGGGGTCACGGTCAAGGACGCTCTCGATACGCTTGGCGGAATTTGCGCCGATGTTTCATGTTCGGTTTATCGGTCAACGGGCCAAGCCATTAACGACTCTACGTTGACTCCAATCGCGTTCGACGCGGAGACGTGGGACACCGACGCCATGCACGATCCCGCCGTGAATCCATCGAGGATTACAGTACCAGCGGGTGAGGCCGGGAAATACCTTGCGATCGCGAAAATTACGTGGACGGGAAACGCAAATGGTGTTCGCTCCACGACAATACATGTTAACGGGGCATTGATCTCTGCCGGTTATGTAAATCCGGTGGGAATTTTCACGACGATCGTACTTGATGTAAAGGTCTTAAATCTTGTTGCGGGCGATTACGTCGAGATGCATGGCTATCAGACCTCCGGAGGGGTGCTGAATATCATCGCCGGTGCGACATGGACGTATCTTCAGCTAGTTAGACAGAGGGGATGATAGAGAGATGGCAAACGAGAAAAATCTTGTCGAACAAGAAATTGCCGACAATGTAATCCAGGACCAGGCTGAGAAAGGCATCGCGAATGGTTACCCTGGTCTTGATGCCTTGATACGTGTGGTTCAATCTCCGAAGTTACATCATAGCGCCCATATTATAGGGGGCGATGATGCCTTTTCCAATTTAGACGATATCAACGTGGGAAAGTTGAAAACTGGTTTGACGACGGAACGATACACAAAGACCATTACGACCTTGGACGCAACTCCGGTTGATTTGGAAGCTATTACTGTTGCTGAGGAAGAAGTGGTTGATGCCGAGGTTATTGTTGTAGCCAGGAAGTCGGATGGCACCCAACGTGCTATCTATCATCTGGAGGGAGTATTTTATCGCAATACAGCGGGGAATGTCACACAACAGGGCAATACTGCTTCTTTATTTATACGTAGATCGACCTCGGCATATGATGTAAATTTGGAAGCCGATACCACAAACCAGACGGTGGACGTTCGGGTTACTGGCGTTGCAGCTACGACAATTAAATGGGAAGCTCGTATTGCCGTTACTCGTCTACAGGCTTGAGGATAGATAGATGGCAAAAGAAGGTTTGATCGATGGGGTCATGCAAGTCGATAAGGTTAGCTGTACTCAGATGTGCAGCTGCTTGGGCTCTGCAACCGCTGCGGTTTTCGGCAAGAATTATCAGACAGCCGTCTCCCTTGCACGACAAACGACAACGTCGGCCGTTTATCAGGATAAGGTAACTCTTACCACTCCGGCACTAACTGGAACTTATCGAGTTGGCTGGATGGCAACTGTAGATAACGTCGACGATCAAGGAAAATTTAGGCTTTATAATTCCACCAACGCTGTCGTAATTCAGGAAGAGATACGAAAAATCAAAACGGACAATGATAGAACCAGTATAGGCGGATTTGCAGAGATAATTTTCACAGGGGCTGCCAAAACATTAAAAATCCAATTCGCTGATTTCATAGGCGGAACTGCTCAGGGAATCGCAGATGCAAGAATTGAAATTTGGAGGGTGGCATAATGTCCGAAACTTATACGTATTCAATCAACGACAACTTTCCCAACCATAAGGTGGATACCTCGGTTTTTACCGTCGAGATAAATCAGAGTTCAATCTCATCCGCCACGCTTGAAAGAATAGACGAGATAAACGGGGACTGTAAGGTTGTATTTTCTGGAGTCTTATCTGCTCCGGATGAAACTACATTAAATGGCCTTGTTGGGGCTCATCTCGGAGAGCCCGTTCCCCATTCTACCGGAAAGGCTCAAATTTTACTCGCCGGAACTACTCCTATATTATCCGACTTGTCCAGTTTGTCAGAGGATGGGGATTGGGCATTCGCAAAGGGGACCGGAGGTGAAATGTTTCTTTGTATAATGATCGGAATAAAGAAAGGATTTACGACGCTCAGTGAAATTACGTCATAGTAGTTCGATTGCGGAAGTAGGACGTGATATGCAATGGGTGAGATTAAATATCCTTATCCGAAGTTAAAGGTTGTTTCGACGACCCCACTTCATGAAGATTTGTTCAATAATCCTGACGATCAAATAGAAGGGTTAACAGAACGAATTGGCGGAACATGGGATGATGCGACTCGTCCGACCCCAAGCGTCGGAGTACCTCATCCTGTTGGTTGGAACACGGACGAAGAATGTTATGAATATTGGGATGGCTTTGAGTGGACCCAGTTTTACGGGGGGAGCGGCGGAGGCGGAGGGTCGTCGGTTGACGTATTGTATAACTGTGCCGCTGAAGTTAGCGTTAATAATTGGGTTGCTCAGGGCGAGAATGATACTGTAATTCTTGCATCTGCGACAGATAAAGTCCTGGAGGCTATTGGAATTGTTGTGGTAAAGCCGATTTCTACGATTGCTAAGGTTAGGTTGCTTGGAAGGGTGGATGGTTTTAGTGGCCTCGCAGCACAAGATCGCCTTTTCTTAAGTACAATAGCTGGGGAACATATAGTTAACCCGATTTTTGATCCTATGCCACCATTATATAAAATTATCCAAAGATTGGGAATAGCGAAAAATACCACTGAGGTGATCGTTGCACCCAACTGCGTGGTTGAAATAGAATAAGACAACCGAGTCAATTCTACAATTGCGGAGGAATGTGAGATGGCGGACTACAAATTAGCGGTCGTGCTTGCCACTGGCAACCTTGGGGTTCCGAACACGGCTAATTACGGGACTATTCCAAAGTTGAAGGTTTCCAACGGCTTAGAGGTGACCGGCAACATCTCAGTAACCGGCACCGTGGATAGCGTGGACGTGGCGCAGTTGAAGACTGACTATGACACCCACGATGAAGGGACGGCCAGGGCGCAGCATTCGGCAATCGGCGATCACACCCACGCATCTGCCGGCGCTGAAGCTGGAACGGTCGACCACGGAGCGTTGACCGGAAGGGGCGATGACGACCATCCCCTTTACACCAAGGCCGATGGTACACGGGCGTTTTCAGGCGTGGTCGCCGGTATAGCTCCGACGGAAGGAACTCATCTTGCGACTAAAGCATATGTAGATAGCGTCGGAACTGGGCTACAGTCCAAGCCGTCCGCTCGGGTATCGACTACTGCTGCCCTCCCAGCTTGCACCTATGACAATGGTACGCTCGGAGTGGGAGCTACTCTCACCGCCAATGCCAACGGCGCGCTCCCGGCGCAGGATGGCGTCAGCATGGCCGTCGATGATCGCATTCTTGTGAAGAACCAAGCTGCTGCGCTTCAGAACGGAATTTACAAGGTAACGGCCCTTGGGGACGTCGGAAATCCTTTCGTGTTCACTCGCGTGATTGATTCCGACGAGGCCGCCGAGGTGAACGCTGGAATGATGCTTTTCATTGATGAGGGGACGCTCAACGGGGACGAGCAGTGGGTACTAACCGCTGAGGTGGATACTATCGGGACTGATTCACAGACCTTTGTGAAATTCGGTCCAGGAACTATGAGCCACGATGATTTGAATGATATATCCATCGATGATCACCATGCCCGCGACCATGACCTTGATGCGTCTGTCCACGGCATTTGTACGAAAGCGGAATTCAGCGCCAAGATTTCCGATGATACTCTTCTCGGCCAGCTTGATGTTGACGATACGCCGGTGAATGCTGCGACGACTGCGCCGATTAGTTCCAACTGGGCATACGACCACGAGAATGATGCAGATCAGCATCCCGAGTATCAGAAGGAATCTGAGAAGGGTTCTGCGAGTGGCTACATGGGTCTGGACGCTTCGAGCCGCGGGTCTCAAGATCCCAAACTCCATAAAGCTACGCATGAAAACGCTGGCGGGGATGAGATGAGTCTTGCTGGCCTGGATGGGGAGCCATCTACGCTTGCGACCCATAAAGGTCTTACGACTGGCGTCCATGGTGCCGGGGCTAACACCATAGAACACACCGGAAACAAAGCGGCTGCGAGCGGATACGCATCCCTTGATGCCAGCTCCAAGGTCGTGCAGCAACCCGCTTCAATCACCGACCACCTGACTGGAACTCCCACCGACGGTGAAACAACGAAGGCTCCGACTTCAGATTGGGCTTTCGATCACGTTGGGGCAGCCGATCCGCACACGGTTTACCAGAAGGAGTCCGAACGCGAGGCGGCCAGTGGGTATGCTGGATTAAATGCAAGTTTGAAGGTGATTAAGGACCCCGCGAACGCCACGGCCACGCCCACTGCGAGCAAGATCCCCATCGCAGACGGGGCAGGGAAACTCGCCGCCGGCTGGATTCAGGAGGTTCTTGCTTTCGCTGATCTCACAGACGATCCCTATGCCGATCACTCGGGCCGTCACGAGAATAGTGGAGCCGACGAGATCAGTGTTGCCAGTTTGAGCGGCGAGCTGGCTGACCTCCAGAAGGTAAAGGACCACACTCACCAGTCGGCCGGCAGTGGGGTCGGTGGGAAGATAGACCACGGCCTCGCCCTGAACGGCCTCGCCGATGACGATCACACTCAGTACCTCAACGAAACCCGGCACGACTCTGACGACCATAGTAGTTTCAGGGCCGCAGACAACATCTTCAGTGGGGATCAGCATATCAACGGCGAGCTGATCGCTGACGTGTTCATAATGGACGGTCTCTACGGTGGCCCGCAATTCGCGAAGACTATCGGCACAGGAGGGATAACCGCTAAGGATGCCGTGAAGTTTGACGGGTCTGGCCAACTGGTTCGACGCGCAGCGGCGAGCGATGGGTTCGCGGGGATCGCGACTACTACCGGAGCCGCGACTGCAACCGGGTACTTCTCCCCGATGGGAATTCTATCTGTTGTGTGGGTTGCCGCCGAGGAACCTACCGTCTACGGAGAGGAGGTTTTCCTTTGCAACGCCGATCCCAATGAGCATAAGTGGACTACCGCGGTCCCTACTACCGGGAAGGTGTTTAAGGGGACAGCGGACGGGATCGGGGTCAACGCGAAGGTTATTCTATTCGCGAACAAGGAGTACGCTTTCGAAGCGTAAGGGGACTTGACCTTGGTAAGGAGTTTTCCATGGGAACAAAGAGAACACGTAGAGGCGAGAAGAAGCCAGCGGAAAAGGTATTATCTGATGCTTCTCTTTCTTATCCTCCAACAATCGTGAAGGAGGAGGCCAACGTCCCTAAACGGGAGCCGTCGCCGACGGTGCGGCCTCTGGATTCAATACAGGCCCTCCAGTATAAGTTTGCGCTGCTGCAAGAGGAACTGATCGGCGAAAAGAAAAATATCGTCATGCTCAAGCGAGTAGTAGCCCGCAAGGACGAGGAAATCCTCGTGCTAAGACGCGAGACCGCCGACTTGAAGGAGATCGTGGTGACTCGCGAGGAGCAGGATTTGTTCCGCGAGAATAGGATTCTTCTTCAGCGGTTGGGCGTTGGCGAGGACGAGGAAGTTCTGATCGAAGGTGGGCGCATGTTCGTGGCACCAAAGGGCACAGCCAGAAAGAGGAATAAGAATGGCTGAGGCTCTTGTCAAAATTAAAGACGGCTCCCTAATGAACTGTAATGCCGCAGACGCGGACGGGAGCCTTCTCGCCACCCTGATTGAAGCGTTGACTGGCGGTTCGAGGCTCAACGTGGGGCAGTACGGGCGCACGACACACTCGCCCATCAATTATATACTTGGCGGGGGCGGGAATCAGATTGTCGATGACCACCTTGGCGGAATAGATTCAGCGCTCGGTGGATTTTCTCTCTCCCCCCATGCTCTTGGTGGGTCTGACCATTCGTCGGCGACACTGGCTGAATTAAATGCTTTAGTTTCCAACGCAACGCTTGACGATCAAGGATCGTCGAGAACCCCATTGGCGCATAAGGATTCGCACAAGAGCGGAGGAACCGACCCCTTTGCTTCGACTGATCTCTTGGAAGCGGTTGCAAAAAGACTGAGGACGACTACGGGTCCCACCGACCTACTGGTCGGGGCAGTCGCGGACGGCGATATCCTGAAGCGAAGCGGGACGGGATTAGTCGGGACGGATTCACCTGCTTTTAAGAAGCTCACAGTAAATCAAACTGCCGCCGCTGATAGCGTGGATGTCCAAGACGGCGGAACTCAGGTAATGAAAATATATGATGGGGGAATTGTAGATTTCCCGAAGCAAAGCGGGTGTTCTGCCTACAGGAACGCAGCATGGGATATGCCTAACGCCAGCTGGACTAAAATTCCTTTTGATACGGAAGTATTTGATATTCAAGGAGAATTTGATACAGGCACCAGCGGTTTCACCGTAACAAAGGCGGGTTATTATTTGGTGAGCGCTGCTTTTAGAATAAGCGATGTTGCGCCCGACGTTCTTTATAGTATCGCAATTAATGTCGATGGATATAATGTCGGGCAGGGAATTGGGTACGCGGCAGATATTGGGACTAATCAGGAAATAATTAATCCGATGGTCACTGCAATACTTTATTTACCAGTAGATGAAGTGGTTTATATTTACGGCTACCAAAATACAGGCGGGGCAAAAGCAATAAACACTGGTTTGGAAAGTACAAGGGTTCATATTATGAAGTTGGCCTAAACAGAGTTAATATGGGCGATGCAAATGGCAGGTTCCCGCATCTGGAAATTATAAGGTTACTTTAATTTGACGATTGGAAAGGACTGAACAAATGGCTGGAGTTCAATATCCCTACGTCAAGAAAATCGTTGGCGATGCGGTAGATGTTGTCGAGGCTGATGACCATAATAAACAGGAAGAACAGATCGGCGCGATTACTGATGCTCGAGGGGGGACGTGGGCGAATGATGGTGGTCGTCCTACTCCAGACCCGAATAACCCATATCCTGTCGGCTATAACGTTACTCGAGTTGGTTACGAGTATTACAATGGCTCCGCTTGGATTCAGTTAGAGATTTTAGCAGAGAAAGGGGTTGCGAATGGATACGCCCCTTTGGATGGTTCGGCATTGGTTCCCTTGGTTAATCTGCCGGCAACTCCTCCGGCTGTCCACGCTTCGAGTCATGAAGATAGCGGAACAGACGAAATAAACTTGACTGGGCTCGCAGGAGAGTCTGTTACTCCTCAGCCGCCTAAAGCTCATGCGGCGTCACATATGGGTGGAAGCGATCCGGTTACACCGGTGGGAATCGGAGCTGATACTCCCACCGAAAGAAATACTGCTATTTCAAACCACTCAGCGGTTACGGCTGCTCACCATACTAGGCCAGTTGATGGCGAATTATTACCGGCCGTACACAATCCTTCTCATGAGACCGGTGGAGCAGATGAAATAGTTGTGACTGGTTTACTTGGAATTCTTGCTAATGCGCAAATTCCGCAAGCACATAAGGATACACATAAAACGGGCGGATCGGATTCATTCTTAGCGGCTGACTTACTACAGGCAAGGGTAAAGCGCTTGCAGGATGCGGGAGGGATAGACTGGGAATTAGCCACACTTACAGCAGATGAGATTCTTAAAACGAATGCTGCCGGAGAAATCATTTCTGCCCCGCCACCGGCTAAGAAGGTAGTTTTCGCCTTGACAAGGGTTGGAGTGTATGGTGAATTTGCAGTTAATTTAGTTGCGACCGATGGCCAAGGTCATTTTTCTTTTTATATTCCAGATGAATTCGTTTCACTTGTTTCTCTTAAGATTATTGGAATTGTCCAGCCTGCTGCTGCCGGTGCTGGGAAGGATATTGACCTTTTTTCTAATTATGCCCAACACGGTGAGCTTTATAATGCACACGCAGAATCGGAGGTTGCCAATACCTATGATTTGACGGGGTTGGGAGACCGTTTGTGGGAACTTGACTTGAGCCCGGTATTTTCTGTTTTGGCTGCCGGAGATCATTGCGGACTACAAATTGACCATAATTTGATTGGCGGTTCGATAGGTTATCTTAATATTGAGTTAGTTTACGCATAGTGGAGGGGCTATCAATGGCCTTTGACGAATCACGGGATAATGAACGACCCAAGAATCCAATATGTAAATTTTGTCAAACCCGCTTTATTTTACTTCAGGGATTATATCAATGCAAGTGTGGAAAATTTGATTTCTATGAAATATTGAAAAGAAAACAAGACGTCCGAGATGAGGAGAAAAAATAGACATGATAGCCAGAACATTTGTTTGTAAGAAATGTAAAAAGAAAACTCCGGCATTAGTGCCCGCTGGGGCGAAATGGGTTCAGTGTATCCACTGCGGTGAAATGATTCGTATAAAGGAATAGAGTAATGATAGAAGACAAGCCAATAGTGGCCGATTTACAAATGGCGAAAGAAGTTCTCGCCGAACTTGAGAAACGTAAAGAGTCGAGTATATCGTACGGGACCCTCGCGTTCTGGATTATGGTAGTAAAAAAATGCGAGAAAGTTTCGGATGATATTTCGATGCAGGAGTTTTTCAATATTCTTACAAAGAAACCGGATAATCGTGCGGAGGTCAAGGTTCGAGAGGAAGTGGGAGGAGATTGACATGGCTGATATGCCGAAGAAACTCCCGGGTCTTATCTTGGTTCGGTCGCATGCTCAGTTTGTAGCAGAAGGCAAGAAGGCTCTATTCGTAAAGTCAGAGGCATTCCAGAAATATGTTGGTAAGGAAGTGTACGTGGTCGCCGGGGGTGAAGTATGGGCAATTATAACTTTCGCTATTCCGAAAAAGATTACCATCAAACAGTTCGAGTCCATACGACCAAGGCACAGGATTTCAGACGAGGAAAGAAGGGAGTGGTGGGGTAAGAAACGAACTCTTTATTCGTATAAGATATTCGTTGTGGAGTCATTCATTCCTCCACTAAAAGCTGAGTACGAACCTGGTTCGCAAGTATTCATTCGCGAGGTCGGGATTGTTGGATCGGGAGAAATGGAATCTATAAGCCCGACCACAAGAAGGGCCGACCGAGAAGTTCCTCTAAATTCCAGGGATGGAATTGAATCAACAGAAGACTTCATACGCCGACAGCCTCGAATCAATGGTATCAGATATCCATTGGCCAAGACCATTGGTGATTTCATCGAAGATGACACCGATGTGGCAAGAGTATTAGGAGAATCAATGGACAATGCGACCGCGAATGCTCCGGTCGACGACCGCCCAATTTGGCCTGTTAGGCAAGTAGTTCCTGGCTCCTACGCCGAGAAGATAGGGAAAATGCGGAACATCCTTGGTCGATCAAACCGCGAAGTAGTTGATGAGCCTGTATCGGTGAAGGAAATCAGAAAGTCGGTCGAAGGATTAGACTTGCTTTCACGGTTCAAGAGGAAACTGCAAGGCCATGAGTAAAAAAGAGCGAACCGCCAAAGGAGAAGGGGACTCGTCCTTTCTCGAAGTAATCATCGATACCCCGATTAAAAAGAAACTGCGCAAAGCCGGTTTCGATTTCGGTGTCTCGACTTCAACGTCTATATCTACCTCCGCCATGATAGGTGGGACAGAGGTAGTTCAACCTCCGTTTGCTATTGATGAGTGGGCGCTTGCTCCGGAGATATCTACTCGACTGGGCGCATGTATTTATATAAGATCAGTCAACGTGGCCGGACTTGGATGGGCCCTGGTTCCTAAACCTAAATATGCCAGGAAGCTCGCCGGGTCAAGAAAGGAAATGACCGAGGCTGAGAGAAAGGAAGCGGATACATTAACTAAACTAATCGAGGAGGAAAAGGATAGGGTCGACGACTTCCTTGAATCGCCAAACCCAAAGAAGTCGTTCGTGAATATATTAAGACAGGTCATCGCTGATCGCGAGGCAGTCGGAAACGGCTACATGACCGTCAAGACTGCCTTGGTCACTTCAGAGGCCAATGACGTACAACAGGGATGGCCGGTTAGACTTGATAGGTTAGTTGGTCATAATGTCAGGATTACCAAACAAGGAATGTTTGTTGTTGATGATCGCGCCGGCAAAGCCACGTATTATAAAGACTGGGAAGATGATAGGGTTATAAATAAAGAAACCGGAAGGCCTAATATCAACGGTGAGGTTCTTCCTCCGGAGAAGCATGCGTTAAAGGTAATTCATTTTCGAGTTGAAGGATTTCGCGATTCGCCATACGGAATTCCGAGGCATCTCTCGTGCGGGCCAGCCATTGCGGGAAGCCGGTTTGCAGCAGAGCGAAACGCGACCTTCTTTGAGAATGACGCCACGCCCAGGATCGCTATTATTGTGAGCGGACCGGCGAGGCTCTCAAAGGAAAGTCGTGACGACATTCGACAGTTCGTTGAGAAGAAAGGGAAAGGACCAGACAATACCGGCCGGGTTATGATCTTACAGGCTGGCAAGCGCGAAGGTTCATTCGCTGAAAAAGAAGATGTAAAAATCACAATAGAAAAGCTGACAATCGGTGTTAATGAAGATGGTAGTTTTCTTAATTATCAGGAAAAGGGTTCACGAGATATTTCCGAATCGTTCAACCTGCATCCCGTTTTCTTTGAGAAAGACGCGAGCAGAGCATCAGCCAATACCGGTCGCTCGATTACGCTAGAGCAGGTCTTCGGACCAGATATAAATGATGTAGAATATATCCTCAACAACACCATCATGAAGGCATACGGTATAAAGTATATTTGGCTTTCTTTGATTAGGCCGAGGACGATCGACTACGAAGGCGAAGCGATGGTTTTCTCAAGGCTTCAAAGGACCGGAGGGATTACTCCGAATGATATACGGGACTTTTTGAAGTTGCCCAGGTTCAAGGAAGCGTGGGGCGATTATCCACTACCGCTCGCACTTCAGCAGTTAAAGGTTCCGGAGGGAAGGGCAGAAGGATCGTCCCTGGTTTCCGGGCTCTTGAATCTCAACAAAATGATCGAGAAGTCGCTTGATTCCAGGAAGGACGAGCAACTGGATGATATTGAACTCTAGTAATATCGCGTTGCTCAATACTGATATACTCGCTCGGGTTCCGATTCAACAATTGTTGATTTGTCGGGAACTGGTCGAGTCGACCCTTGCTTTGCTTGACCCGTCAATTAAAAAGCAGGGAACTAGATTTCCAGATGATCCGACAAAACGGGAACTTCAGATATTCCAAGACTTGCGTAATAGCCTGGCTTCGCAAGTAAAAGGGAAAGGGACCAAAACAGCAGTCACGCAATTCGTAAATAAAGGGGTGACCGGATCGCCTGGAGATTATTCATTTAAGACGTCCGAAGTAAAGAAACTGGAAGGGGCCCTTTCGACTTTATACGGTCCAGCAGTCGCCAAGGATGTAAGCAAGAATATTCAAAGCATAGTCGAAACCCAGTGGAAGGCTACTCGGCAAGTAATGGCTGATAGTCTCAAACAATATAATCGAGCAATTAAGAGCGGCATGACAAAGATTGATAAGGCGGTAATAAATGTACTAAATAATCAAAACAACTTCTTTATTTCTGGAATGCCTGATAAACTGCTGATCGGACAAATAAATCAAATAGTTGCGGATCACGTCAAGAGCGGACTTGTCAGGTCGGCCCTTGATAAGAGTATTCGCGATACCCTAATAGAAAAAATGCCGATACGTTCGGACGTATATTATCGGATTCTTGCCAATGATGTCTTAAACAGGTCGCGACAATTTGCCCAGGTAAATGCATATGTAGAGGCAAGGGTAAGACGATATGAGATATTTGCAGTCCTGGATGAAAGGACCACGGAAATTTGTGAGCATATGGACGGCATGATATTCGATGTCGAGATAGCCAGAAAAATAGTAAAGGATATAACACAAGCTGGAATTCCTGGAACCGATGCGGAAACAAATGCTTTCAAGGCATTACGTCCCTGGGTTTATTTTGACCAGATGAAGGCATCGGAAGGACGAGATGCTTTGTATATTAAGAATGCCAAGGGAAATCCAGTTTACCTACCCGATAGCAGGTTTGGCAAGGATGGTAAATCTCTTGGTACCAAAGATGAACGGGCTTCAAGAGATGTCCAGGATTTAGCATCCGGCGATATGAACGCCCCAGTGCTCCCGCCTTATCATGCGAATTGCCGAACCACTACAGTAGTTAATGAAGACGATATTAAAACCCAGGAGTGGACGGAAAATATTGCTTCCAATAATATTGCGATAGGCCAGCCTTATTTAGATCCCGGAACTGGAACAAAATCAACGATTAAAAATATAAGGGCAGATAAAGATGGCAATCTTAGAATAATGACAGATGATGTTGCGGTAAGTGGGAAAGAAACAACTGGAATTTTAACTCCTACTCGGTTGCTTATTGATAAAATTCCAGCTATTATTCCTTCTAATATCCCGGAAACTGGAACATTGGAATTAGTGAAAGTAGCAGCCGAAACGAAAGGCGCGAAACAAATAATAAATACAGAAGTTGATCGTTTATTAAATGGAAAATCAATTAGATTTATTGATAAAAAAGGGAACATATCCCCTTTAGCGGGGAAGGACCTTGAACGAATTACTAATATTTTACGCAAGAAGGTCCCATCTGTGGCGTTAAAAGGTCTTAATAATATCACATTATATGAAGAAACAATTCCGGATGCTGGCTCCAAGGCAGTTGGTTTTTATATTAACAAAAGTATTTCGTTGGCAAGAAAATCCCCCGTGGATGGGCGGACTATTTCTTGGAACGATATAAAAATTACATTGTCACATGAAGTTGCTCATCATACTCATGGTGGCTGTTTACACGAAATAAGAACATTGCCGAAAGGCATTTGGAAAAAATGGAGAGATTATGATGCAAAAATTAGAAGTACAAAAGGAGCCTTTGTTTCCAATTATGCTAAAACCAATGTAGATGAACATTTTGCAGAGTCTTTCGGTTATTTTTATGCTGATCCAGAAATGCTTAGATATAAAGCCCCTGGAACTTTGAAATGGTTTAAACAGAACCTTTCAAAGATTGAAGGTTGGGAAAAACCGAGGGCAAAATGATACTAAGAGAAAAAATTTCAAAATGGGCGCGAGATGGGGTCGTGACTCGTACTGGCGGCGATTATAAGGGTGGGAAAACCGATGGGGAAATTCTTTTGAAATTAAATTTGGAATCTTTCGATGATGGTACATTCGAGGAGGCGGTTTTCTTTGCAATATATAAAGAAGGGTTTATTGAAACTATAAAAAATATGAGAGAGGTTACAAAAGAAATAAAAACATTAGTAAAAGAAGAGGCAGAGATTCTTGGAATTATAGGAGGAAATCATGGAACGGATTGAGAAAAGGTTGAGCGCTCTTCATGACGAGGTCAACGATAGGGTCGAGAAGAAAACACACCGAGTGGAATTCTTGAGTGGAATCATGGCGGGGCACCAGCATCGGGTTTCGCTCACCCTTCGTAATGGGAAAATCGTCGGAAATTCCGAGCGGGTGAACGGACATGTCCATAAGGTGGATCAGTCGGTCACAGAGGGAGACGTGCTCGGATTCACCGACGTTCAGGACCAGCACAAACATCGCTTGAACTTCACTGACAAAGAACTTAAGCTCGCTGCAAAGAACGCCAAACAGGGAAAATAGCAAACATCAGGAAAGAATGCTTGAA